ATGCAAACCGTTATTTTTGGTCGTTCGGGTTGCCCTTACTGTGTGCGTGCAAAAGATCTGGCTGAGAAATTGAGCAATGAACGCGATGATTTTCAGTATCAGTATGTAGATATTCGTGCGGAAGGGATCACTAAAGAAGATCTACAACAAAAGGCAGGTAAACCCGTAGAAACCGTGCCGCAGATTTTTGTCGATCAGCAACATATCGGCGGCTATACCGATTTTGCTGCATGGGTGAAAGAAAATCTGGACGCCTGATCGTCTGACAAGCCCTCGCGTTGAGGGCTTTACTGATTTTTTCTGTGCTGTGGTTTAAACAAACTACTGATAAATAAGAAACACAGTGCCCCCAGCGCACACCAGAACACCGCGCTTAGTAACCATGCCAGCTCTTGCCAGAATGAGCGCGTCGGTGAAAAAAACAGCCGCATAATGAGCATCGAACAGGGTGCCGCCAGCATTGCGCCAAACAGAGGTTTCAGGACTTCTCTACGCTGTGAAAAGAAGCTGGCGACTGCTCCAGGAAGAATGAAAAATAGCAAGCCGATTTCAGGATGCCCGGCAGCCCGAAAAGCGCCTTTCATGTGCGTCGCCAGAAAAAGGCACACCACAATGAAGAGGACAAAACAGCAGATTGCCCCCGCCCAACGTTGTTTATGTTTCACTCGTTCCTCCTGACACTGCGTCTATCGAACACATTTTTCGCCAGTGTGGCGTTCAGTAAGATAAAGCCGCTTCGCATTCCATGCTAATATAGGCCAACGCAATTCATATAGCCGTTGATACCTAATGTGATTACACTAGTAAAATATATTGTTACTTTACTATCGTTTAGGTGCGCTGAATGAATCTGCGCCCTGAATTCTGGTAAAAAACATTATCGTAAATTACCATTTCTTTCAACAGCTTACTAGTAAACAAGAAGTTAGCCTCCGTGAATATAAACGTCGCCGAATTGTTAAATGGGAATTACATTCTGTTATTATTTGTGGTCCTCGCGCTTGGGCTATGTCTCGGAAAGTTACGACTTGGTTCGATCCAACTGGGTAATTCCATTGGCGTTTTAGTCGTATCGCTGTTATTAGGCCAACAACATTTCAGCATTAACACCGATGCGCTTAATCTTGGCTTTATGCTGTTTATTTTCTGCGTCGGGGTCGAAGCCGGACCGAACTTTTTTTCCATTTTTTTTCGCGATGGGAAAAATTACCTAATGTTAGCACTGGTGATGGTTGGCAGTGCGCTGGTGATCGCCTTAGGGTTAGGTAAGCTGTTTGGCTGGGATATTGGCCTGACGGCCGGTATGTTAGCAGGCTCTATGACGTCGACACCGGTTCTGGTCGGTGCTGGCGATACACTGCGTCATTCCGGCATGGAAAGCAGGCAGCTCTCACTGGCACTGGATAATCTGAGCCTCGGGTATGCCTTAACCTATTTAATCGGTCTGGTGAGTTTGATTGTTGGTGCGCGTTACTTGCCGAAATTGCAGCATCAGGACTTACAGACCAGCGCCCAGCAAATCGCCCGCGAACGTGGCCTGGACACTGATGCCAACCGTAAGGTTTATTTACCGGTGATCCGCGCCTATCGCGTCGGCCCGGAACTGGTGGCCTGGACCGACGGCAAAAATCTGCGTGAACTGGGTATTTATCGACAAACCGGCTGCTACATTGAACGTATTCGACGTAACGGGATTCTGGCAAATCCAGACGGTGATGCCGTGCTACAAATGGGCGATGAAATAGCGTTGGTAGGCTATCCCGACGCCCATGCCCGACTCGATCCCAGCTTCCGTAACGGTAAAGAAGTTTTCGATCGTGACCTTCTCGACATGCGTATCGTCACTGAAGAAGTGGTCGTTAAAAACCATAACGCTGTAGGTAAACGTCTCGCACAACTGAAGTTGACCGATCACGGTTGCTTCCTTAACCGCGTCATTCGTAGCCAGATTGAGATGCCGATAGATGACAACGTCGTGCTTAACAAAGGTGACGTTTTACAAGTCAGCGGCGATGCCCGCCGCGTAAAAACCATCGCCGATCGCATCGGCTTTATCTCGATTCACAGCCAGGTCACTGACCTGCTGGCATTCTGCGCCTTCTTTGTTATTGGGCTGATGATCGGGATGATCACCTTCCAGTTCAGCACATTCAGTTTCGGCATGGGGAACGCTGCCGGGTTGTTATTCGCCGGAATTATGCTGGGCTTTATGCGTGCTAACCACCCGACCTTCGGTTACATTCCGCAGGGTGCATTAAGCATGGTGAAAGAGTTCGGCTTGATGGTGTTTATGGCAGGCGTTGGTCTGAGCGCCGGTAGCGGTATTAATAACGGCCTGGGCGCGATTGGCGGTCAGATGTTGATTGCCGGATTGATTGTCAGTCTGGTGCCCGTGGTTATCTGTTTCTTGTTCGGTGCTTATGTATTGCGAATGAACCGCGCGCTGTTGTTCGGCGCAATGATGGGCGCACGTACCTGCGCGCCGGCAATGGAGATCATCAGTGATACAGCTCGCAGTAACATCCCGGCGCTGGGCTATGCGGGCACCTATGCAATCGCCAACGTCCTGCTGACGCTGGCAGGGACAATCATCGTCATGGTATGGCCAGGATTAGGATAAAACTGAAGTTGCCCTGAAAATGAAATTTTTTTGCACAACCGCAGAACTTTTCCGCAGGGCATCAGTCTTAATTAGTGCCACTGCTTTTCTTTGATGTCCCCATTTTGTGGAGCCCATCAACCCCGCCATTTCGGTTCAAGGTTGATGGGTTTTTTGTTGCCTGAAATTTATGCCTTTTAAAATCATGATGTTAGAAGCACTGTTTTTTAACGATGGCGACAAAATGGCGGCAGCGTCAAAGAGAGAGCGCCACCTGTCCTGATTTCATTGGATGCGGCTGAACCGGATTTGACTCTTTTGGCGTTGCAATCGAACGAACAAAAGTTTCATGGGTAACAAAAGTATGGCTGCAGTTAATGTTCTGGCACTGGTTGTAACGCTCTTTGGTCAATGAAGATACCTGAAAACTGCTGCGAGTATGGGCGGCACTTCCACACAGTGGGCAAATCATCATTTTTCGAGTTCTCCCCATTTTTGCTAAATTCACAATAATGATACCGCATTATTCCATTTTGCAAACTTAAAAGTTCTCCATTGCGAAGAATCATTCCATTTCGAAATCATCAATCCTCACTTCAAGCTCCAGACTGGTCGTAAAACCATTATCCGGGCTGACGGTATGTGTCAGAGTCGTAATGGTCCATTCCGCATCATCTATCGGCTGTTTAAAGCCACTGACTTTCACTGGCATTTCCGTGTAGAGATCTGCCCGCCCTTCCGCCAGTTGTAGCGAGAATGACGCAACGCCGCGTTGCAGGCGTTCCCACTGCATTTTTGCCGCTCGTTCGGCGTTACTCCGGTTGGCATAAGTGCGATTAAGTACCAGCACGTTTTCATCCGTCCCCACCAGGTAATCGCCCTGCTTCGCTTCCGGCTCTTTCTTCTGCTTCTTAGTCCTGCGCTTACGCTTCACCGTAGTGCTTTCTTTCTTCGCGGGTTCACGGGTATGCAACCAGCTGGCAATTACCCCCGTGTAAGCTCCGCGATCTGCCAGGGTAAAGCGGTGACTGTCGCCGTCCTTACGTGTGATAGTGATCACCGGCAGTGGTTTACCGCTGGCGCTTTTGCCCTGTCCCTGCCGGATGAATAACAGATTGCCATTTTTCACCGATGCAATGGCACCGTACTGGCGCGCCAGCCGCATCAAAAAACTGCCGTCACTCTCATTAGTCTGGTCTATATGAGCCACGGGTTTATCCGACAGGTCTTTACCCAGTGCCATCTTCAGTTTGTGACGCGCAGCTATTTCCTTCACCACTTCCCCGACAGTGGTCTTGTGCCACGATTTTTCACGGCGGGTATTCAGCGTTTCCCGAAAATCAGCACTTCGCGCCCGGATAGTCAGGCGGTCCGGTGCGCCAGTGTGTTCAATCTCGTCCACCGTGAATGCCCCTTTCGGGAAAAGCGGCTGCCCCTTCCAGCCCAGCGCCAGCGTAATGACCGCACCACGGCGCGGCAGCACGATTTTTCCGTCGGCGTCGTCCAGCTCCAGATCAAGCTGGTCCGCTTCAAAGCCCCGGTTATCCGTCAGCGTAAGCCCCATCAGGCGGTTATCCAGCACAGTGGTGATATCCTTGCCTTCAATACTGATGCTGAATGCGGGAGTTTTGTTGCCTTTGTTAAGCAGTTCAGAGCTGAAATTCACGACAGCAGCCCTCCCACAGTTTTACTGATATCGCTTAATGCAGATGTTGCCGTGTCCTGCAGATTATTCAGCTGCGAACTGAGATCACCGAACATATCGGACAGGGATTCATCCACCCGTTTGAGCGACAGGGTGAACTCAATCCGGCGCGGCATACCGTCGCGGAAAAACTCCGTTTTAGTCTGATTCAGTCCCTCAATCACATACATGCCGTAAATCGTGCCGCTACCTTCAATCAGGGGCCATGCTTTCCCCTGTTCTGCCATCTGCTCCAGAGCCAGCAACGACAGCCTGCCGCCTGTTATCTCCGGCATAAGAACACCGGAAAGCGTCAGCATGTCGTTGTCCGGTCCCAGAAACTGCGTGGACGGACGACGGTTTACCCGACTGTTTGCCGCATGTCGCCAGCTACGTTGATACTGCAGTTCCTGATACGGCACGGTGCGCAGCATAAACACGTACAATCCCAGTACCATCATCATGCGTCGTATCCCCCCTGATCGCTGTAGTTACTCCTGGCCTTTGCCTTCAGCCTGCGTTCACGTTCATCAAGCTGGCGGGCCACCTCCCGCGCAATATCCTGCGCACTTTGTCCTGGCTGCGTCTGAATGATGATCTGCGTCGGTGCCTCAATCCGTTGAACGGGCGGCACAGTGGCTGCACGACTCACCATCGCTTCGCCGCCTTTCGCGGGAAGTGCCAAAGGATGCAACGGTGGAAGCTCTGCAGGCGCGGCAGCAACGCCCATCATTCCGGCGACAACCGCAGCCAGTGCAGCGGTATTTCTCCGGCTGGTCACGTTTGCCGGGCCGTTGACAATTTCAGGCCCGTTTTCACCGACAATGCCAAACTGCCCGCGCGGGATATAGCCGCCGCTGTCATACATCCCCGCAAAGCCATATCCCCATGATGGAAAACCACCCGATGGCATCATCACTTTACCGTCGGCATTCACCGTCGCAGGTTGCTGACGCGTCACGCTTTCCGGCAGTTTTGCCTTTGCGGCCTCTTTACTGACAATGCCGAGCTTCTCCAGCAACCAGGAAACGCCGGATTTCAGGGAGTCCAGCGGATGCATGACCATATTCAGCCCTTCCGCCAGTGCCTCCCCGAATCGTCGCCCCATTGCCGCTGCACTCTGCAGTTCTGCAGAGGTCGACTTAACTGGCGTCAGCAGATCAGTAAACCTGCCCCACAACGCCTGCACTTTGTCGCCAATCCACTGGAACACAGGCTTAAGTGGTTCAAACGCAGCACTGACGGGACCTGCCGCCGCTTTGAATCCTTCCACCACGCCACCGAGAAATGCAGTGATGGGTTGCCAGTATTTCCAGACAACCAGTGCCACGCCCGCCAGTGCAGTAACCACAAGACCTATCGGACTAAGCAGAGCACCTACGGCTGCAGACGACAGCCTTCGTAATCGGCGATCAGTTTCAGTCCCTCCACGGAGGTGTGAAGCTGCTGAAAACCCGGCAGCGTGGCAGCAATAGCCAGCACAACCCCGACAAGGCAGCGTTTAACGATTGATGGATTCATAGTCCTCCCGCGAGATCTGCCCGTCGCGCAGAAGCTGGTAGGCTTTGTGTTTGTAGTACCAGTTGATAGCCAGCATCAGCACACCGATCATCAGGCCGCCCAGCGTTGAGGCATCCTTGATGGACAAATCGCCCAGCCAGGCTAGCACGACGGCGATGCAATACGTGATAAAGGCGCTGATTCGCTCAAGCGTCATAATTCAGTCCCATAGCTGGACGGTCTGCACGGTGGTGGTTGTCGGAATGTCCGGCAGCTCCACCTGTAGCCCGTGAGGTAAAAAGGGGCCGTATTCGGCAAGCCCCGGATTTGCCTTCAGTACCTGCTCCGTGACACCCTGCGTGCGCCCGTAATGACGCCAGCAAAGCGCGTCCACCGTGTCATACTGATGCGCACGCACTTTCATCAGATACCGCACCTGCAGCAACACGCCCGATCTCTGCGGTTGCACTCATGACGTAATGTGGCAGTTTCTCTTTTGCCACCTCATTAATCGGTACACATGGCAGACAATGAATCTGCGCCAGAAAACCATCTACCAGCGTTGAATCTTCAGTCAGATCGGTAAGCAGCCAGATTTCTGGTGCGGTTAATAAATGAGGTTGAGCTGGGTTCAGCTTGTTCCGCAGAATCTGCACATTCATGCCAGCACGTTCTGCCAGTTGCACCAGGTTGTGGCGCAATGCGAATGCACGACAGGCTTCATCAAAATGTGGATGTTTGGAAACTTGGTAATCAAACATATTCGACATCTCTGACATAACCCAAAATGGAACTAGTTAATGCTCAAATTGCATTCAGCGAGTGCATCAACAGTCATTGCTGCGATATTGATCATCACCTTTTCTCGCTTTTTATCCTTACGGAGACGATGGCGAATAAGACGTCCATCAGCCAGCATGTCATTGATGGTGTCGATAGATAAGCCAGTCAGTTCGCTGTATTTCTCAATAGAAACAGATGGAACAGCTAAGGTGATTGAAATATGTGGAGTCATGATGCAAGATTCCTCGATTAACATGATGTGTGGTAACTGGTGATTAACACCGTCAAGTTCACTTTCGCACACATTAATTCTTCATTTGAGAAGTGTCAACTCAATATTACTCAAAGGCGTACTAGATGAATTTCAAAAACGGAGGACAGGCAGTCATAACGCGCATGCTTGAAGCGTATGGATTCAAGACGCGGCAAGCCCTATGTGAACAGTTCAATGTATCTGCAAGTACTATGGGAACGCGCTGGATGCGTGACGCATTTCCTGCTGACTGGGTAATTCAGTGTGCAATTGAAACAGGAGCATCTATAGAGTGGCTCTCATTCGGAAAAGGCGTGCCATTTCCTAAGAATACCGAAGTTCCCGCTAAATTAGAGGAACCAGCATCATTGGTTCAATATGTTCCCAAAGCCACCACCAACGAGAACCCAATTGTGAACCATCCAAATCTGGATTCAGGTGGACGTAATGCGATAAACAGGCTAATGGAAGCGTATGGCTTTAAAACAAGACAAGAACTTGCCGACCATTTGAATGTGTCTAAAAGCACAATGGCGAATAGATACTTGCGAGACACATTCCCAGCTGACTGGATCATAAGATGCTCGTTGGAAACAAGAACTTCTCTTTTATGGTTAGCAACTGGGCGCGGGCAAAAACTTGGAAGCGAAGAAAGTGAAGCTTTAGAAATTCCTAAAGTAAAACTTATTGACAATCAAATTTTCGATGCTGGTCATTTATTGATAGATAAGTCCCTGCTTCCTCATTTTAATGATTTACTCGCAATTGAAGACGAACATTGCATAAATATTGCACACATGAATAAAGCTAATGTTGAAGACGGAAGATGGATTGTTCAATACCAAAATAATTTCAAGTTAAAACAAATTTTTCTATTACCTGGAGGCAATCTTCGAGTAACAGACGATGATTTAACATTTGATTGTGAAAAAGAAGATATAAAATTAGTTGCCAAAATTTTCTCACAGTACCGTACTATTTAATCTTGAGGCATAGTAATGGATTTTATAAAAAAACTCGAATTTGGAAATTATACTCTCCGTTTTGGTGATGATGTTTTGCTAGACTATTATGATGAAATTGTTTTCCCCTCTTTTTTGGAGATGGCAAACATCCGCAGAATATCTGACAAATCAGAGTTCTTTTTCATTGATACTGAATGCGTCATACTTGACGAAGAAGCAACACCCCCAGTACTCGGAATTAAAGGTCGGATTATTAAGAATACATTATTAACCAGAGAACAAGTATTTGATGGTGCTGATTTGGTTGAAGATCATAAAGAGCTTGAAACAGCCCCGAGCTCTTTCTTTCTTCTAATATTAAACACTCACAGATTAATTCTTTGCAAGGAAGTTAGTGGTGCTCCCACAATTCAAAACTTTCAGTCAACAAGTCAGTGCTTCTTAAACATAGAATATGAAAAATACATATCTCATTTATACGAAACCGCACAAGAAGAACGCAAAGAAAACCCTGACTTACCTCGAGTCACTAAAAAAAGCTTACGGAACGAAATCAAACGCCCGAAGCTAAGAATAACGCCGTTAACTGACAAACAAAGCCTAGAGCAATTTATTGATAATTTTAATAAAATCCAAAATGTCTCAGTAAAACTTCTCCCTACAAATCAAGAAGAAATTGATAACGACGAATTTTGGGAGTCACTTGAAAGTGCCGGAGACGAAATGGGAAGTATTTCTACATCTATTCGCTTTTCAAACACCGATTCAGGCTTGAATCATGGTGCTGTTTTAGAACAACTCACATCAGCAACCAGATTGGCTAATTCAGGAATAAATATTAAAGGATATGATGACAATGGTGATATAATCAAAGGTAGCAATGATGACTTTGTTTTGTTAAGTGAGATGAATGAATTATCAAAGGATACGGTAGTAGCTGCAAATGAAAGTTATGAGCGGTATGAAAATCTTGTAGAAGAAGGTAAGATATCTCTACCCCGTTCTCTTTCACAAAAGACGATTAGAATTATTAGCAATATATATGAAAGGTTTGGTCGATGATAAATAAAATAGATGCTAAAGAAATAACCAAAGAGAAAAACCTTTGGGATGTTTACTTGCTCTGCAAACGGATTACTATTAGTACATTCCATATTTGCATTTTGCTCACAGCATCTATTTTTTTATTAACAAACTCTTTTTTTATTGAGAAGGATATGTCTCATTTAGTATCTGACATTAGAAACTGGGCTTTGATTGGTTTTAACTTTGCAGTGACAACCTTAGGTTTTCTCATTGCTGGTTTCACAATATTTGCAACACTATCCAAACCCGAGATGTTTCTTCAGATGATGTCAATACAACATAAAAAAACACAGATGCCCACGTTAAAATATAACTTTATGGCATTTATGAAAGTTTTCATTTCATTTATTACGTTTACTTTCATTTATCTAATAATAATTCTCTTTTGTCAAAAAGATGGAATAATTGGCAATATAATTGATTTATTTCCATATTCAAAATCGATAAAAGAATTAATTATTAAATTTGGATACTGTGTTATAGGGACTAGCCTTATTTACTTAGTGTTAGTAGTAAAGACATTTATTTTTAATATCTACGCTATCATAATGAATAATATTCGTTGGGAGTTATACATTAAAAGAAAAGAACAAAGACTTTCCAGTAACAAAGAGACAATCAATAAAAACATAGATGTAACTAAAATGCATTAAACACATAACATATGTATAGTTATCCAATCATCATACATTGACACTGTATAAAAAAACAGTATAAATGCTCTCCACTGGAGGGCATTTTTTATGGCAGTACGAAAACTCACCACAGGGAAATGGCTTTGCGAATGTTACCCCGCCGGACGAAGTGGGCGTCGTGTGCGTAAACAATTCGCCACCAAAGGCGAAGCTCTGGCTTTTGAGCGTCACACGATGGAAGAAACCGAATCAAAGCCCTGGCTGGGCGAATCAGTGGATCGTCGAACCCTGAAAGACGTGGTTGAGCTATGGTTCAAATTACATGGTAAATCTCTGACTGCTGGGCAGCATGTCTATGACAAATTGCTGCTGATGGTTGACGCTCTAGGCAATCCTCTTGCAACCAATCTCACCTCTAAAATGTTTGCCCACTATCGAGATAAACGCCTGACAGGTGAGATCTACTTCAGCGAGAAATGGAAGAAAGGAGCCAGCCCGGTCACCATTAACCTGGAGCAAAGCTATCTAAGTAGTGTTTTTAGCGAACTATCCCGCCTGGGCGAATGGTCGTATCCAAACCCACTGGAGAACATGCGAAAATTCACCATCGCAGAAAAAGAGATGGCATGGCTTACCCATGAGCAGATTGTTGAACTGCTGGCTGATTGCAAACGTCAGGACCCAATTCTGGCACTGGTAGTCAAGATATGCTTAAGCACAGGCGCACGCTGGCGAGAAGCAATAAACCTTACCCGATCACAGGTGACTAAATACCGAATTACCTTTGTAAGAACGAAGGGGAAGAAAAACAGAAGCATCCCTATCAGTAAAGAGCTTTATGAAGAGATCATGGCGCTTGATGGGTTCAATTTCTTCACAGACTGCTATTTTCAATTTTTATCCGTGATGGAAAAAACGTCTATCGTGCTCCCTCGCGGTCAACTCACACACGTTCTGCGCCATACGTTTGCGGCGCACTTCATGATGTCGGGTGGAAACATTCTGGCCTTACAAAAAATTCTCGGACACCACGATATAAAAATGACTATGCGTTACGCACATCTGGCACCGGATCATCTAGAAACGGCGCTCCGTTTCAATCCTCTGGCAACGCTGCCAAGTGGCGACAAAGTGGCGGCAGCGGTTGGCATTACCCCGTAA